TCGTCGAGGAAAAGGATATTGAACGACATGCCTCGGACAGCACTTGCAGACGTAGAAGCAGCCAATATCTTTGATCCGTTTTCAAGTTCTAGACTCCCTTTGTTCCATGAGATTATACCCTGTTGCATCCATTTAGGCAAATTCTCATATGCAATCTGCAGTCTGCTTAATAAATCCCTAGCAGTTGCTGCTTTGTTAGCAAGAATACCAATGTTTGTACTGTCATTAAAAACAGCATAATGTAAAAGATAAGATACAGACGTAGTAGACTTACCAGTCTGTCTAGGCATCTTGCAGATATTGAATCTGTTTTCATGGAAGTTTCTAATTAACTTCTCTTGGAAGTCATATGGATGAAATTGGGTTAATCCTTCATCCAAAGAAACAATCTTTATATAATTATTAGCAAAATATACTGGATCTTGTTTACATTTAACAAATTCAATAACTTGCTCTTCTGTAAACTCATGAGCAGTATTTGCTTTTTTTAAATTGGGATTACCAAGGTAAATATCATCAGACATCTAATTCCTTCCTCCAATCTGAATACTCAGCACCTTTTACAAAAGTAGGAACTAATTTATCTGGTTTAACCAAATCAATTACTTCAAATGCTAGATTACCATCAGCATCATTAACTTGAATACTATCTTCTTCCCAAGGTATGTTATTTTTTGTCATTGTTCAAAATTCCATCCTTAAGCATTTTAGATAAATCGGAAGTTGATCCAACAAATACTGCATTATTAGTAACTTGTGTTGGTTTTCCTTTATCCTCATCAATTTCTTTAACTTTCTTTTGCAGTTCCATCAACTTATCAGTAGTATCAGCAACTGACTTAATAATCTGTCCTGCAACTTCATATGCTCTTGGACTTGCACTTTCACCTGCAAGTTCCATTATACCATTAAGAGATTCTTGACCTTTCTCTATTAATGAATACAAATTAGCACGAGTATATTCGTAGTCTTTATCAACATCATCACTTACATTTTTAAGTTCATCTTTTCTTCTAACACAACCACCTTCTGGTGTATTGCTTACTTCTATACTACTACTAGTATTGAGTGCTTCGTCAATAGGATCATAACTAGACATAATTTAAATATCTTTTCCTTGTGTTGGACTATAAGATTTAGAATCAGAGAAAACTGAAGTAGTTTCATTAAATCCAAAATCATCATCAGGACCAGCAGTAATAGGATCTGGTGTAACTGTATATCTTACTTCACGTTTAGACTTCTTAACATCTGTATCAGTATGGTAATCAATCTGAACTTTCTTAATAAGACCTTCAGAAGACTCTGCAACAGGACCAAATAAGTAGGTTTTTGCTGTAAATGATAATGTATATATTAATGCTCTTCTTGTTGCAAAATCTCCTTCATAATCATCTTGAAATGATATATTATCCAAAACAATTGGTATATCTCTTTTTTCACCAATTTCCTTTATTAAATCTACTGTCAAATTGAATGATGGTTGAAAATATGGTAGTATTTGTTCTACAATTTGTAATGCATCATCATTTAATTTTGTTAGAATATTTAATTCAAATCCAATATTATATGGTACTGGCATAAAAACTTTCTTCAAATTTGTACCATCAGAAGCTTTAAAAGTTTGTGTTACACCAACCTTTCTTGTAGAATCATAGGCAACACCATTCATTTCAAATGACATTCTTGGTAATGTTATTTGAACTGGTTTATTTAAATCTGCCTGTTGTTCTAACCTAGCAAGAAATTTTTGAGCAGGTCCATATGCTAAAGGAACTTTCATTTCCGTATAAGTATTACCTGCAGCATCATCATGCCTTATATTAATTTGATTGAAAAGAGTACCAAATGCTACAATAGTTTTTCTAATTATTTCGTGATAGTAATAAGTTCCTAACATTATACGTTACCAAATGGATTCGTCTCTGTGAAATCTAAAATAGAATCTGCTTCGGTTTCTATTTCATCACCTTTATCATATTTATCCACAAATTCAGCAGACTCGACATAATCAACAGTATATCTAGCACCTGATGTAGCACCTATAGCAACATCTCCTGGTGTAAATGTACCACTTGTAGTACCTAACTTAAGAACATTATCAACCCTATTCCAAGTTTTAACTCTACCTTTAGCATTAGAAACAGAACCAGTTACAAGTTCATTATACTTATAAGTTCCTACACCAGAAATAACTGGAGGAGGTGCAACTGTTGCAATACCAGTTCCTGCAGTATATCCAATACCAGCATCTGAAATAAGAATAGAAGTTACAAATCCAGCAGCATTTATCCAAGATCTAGCAATAGCAGTGCCAACACCAGAAGTTGGTGTATTGAAATATATTGCCGGATCTGTTGCATATCCACTACCACTTGACGCAATACTTACAGTTCCTATACCAGCAGAATTAGTAACGAGTGTAGCAGTAGCAGCAGCTCCAACACCATTAGATATAGTTGATCCAGAACTAACTATAGTAACAGTTGGAGTAACAGTATATCCAGCACCTGGATTAGTTAATAATATTTCTTTGACAGATTCTATACCATTAATAGAAGTTGTTATAGCAACTGCAGTAGCATTAGTTCCTCCAGCAGGTGCTGTACTAATTGCAACTGTTGGTGTTTTACTATAATCATATCCATCATTAGTAAGATTGATTGATCTAATATATCCAGAAGCAGTTGATACCCCTAAAGTTGCAGTAGATCCAATAGAGATCATCTTCATTGTTGTAATATATCCTTGATCTTCTAAAATCTCATCTATTTCTTCTGTTATTGCATTAGGTTCACTCCATCCACCCATCTCATCTTCAAGTTCGAATAATTCACACTTCAATTCATAAACATAAGTTTTACCTAATTGATAAAAAGGTTTCTCATGTTCTACAAATTTAACTTCAAATAGTCTTTTTCCTAATGGAAAATAAATTACATCACCTTCACGAGGTCTAGTTGTTACTTCAACTTCAGATTCAGGTAATGTTGCTAAAAATGGTGCAATAAAATCTTCAAATCTTTCTTTTGATATTGTTACAACCAATTCATCCTTCAAACTCATTCCAAATTTAGTCATTATATCTCCAGCACCATCATACCCTTCATAAGTATTCACATATGCTTCTAATGCAAAATTATCATCAAATTTTGATGATTCTAATTCTGTAAAAAGACTATCTTTTTTAACAATTTTTCTAGGTAAATAAATTACTTCTACCCCATAGATTTGTAATTGTTCATTAATCAAATCTTGGATTAGTCTTTGTTCACTTTGTGAACCTTGTAGAAAGAAGGGATTTAATGCCATTATCCTATCATGTCAAAAGGTGGTAATTCATATTCATTAATTAGTCTTTCTCTTATAGCTTCAATTTCTCTTTCTGCATCATCATATATTTCTCTAGCATTAAATTCAACACCACCAGGAAGTTTAACTCCTTTAAATTTGCTCAAATTTTGACCCCATTGTCTTTTTATTAATGCAGTCAAATATAATTTTAAGAAACTATCATTATAAACACCAGTAAATTGATCTGGATCTAAAATTCTCCAACAATCCATAACAAGAAAAACATCTTTAGATTGAGCACTCCAATCAATATCAAGATATAATCTATCTTGTCTTTTATTATATCTAACCTGTTTATCTGTAGTCAAAAGCATATTAATATCTTCAAGATATGTCTTTACCATAGAATATTGTAATAAATCAATTGAATTAAAATTATATAAATCATTCAAAAATAATTGATATTTTATTCCAAACATACTGCCAGATATTGTATTCGTATCAAATTTAAATACTTTTTCTATTCCTATTACTGAATCTGGAACTTGTATAAAATTAGATGTTTCGTACCAATTTGAAGTTACTGTTCCCATTCCACTTACATTAGTAGAATTAGCAGTAGTAGTAACTATACCAACACCATCAGTTCCAGTTGCTTTTCCTCTATCAATATCTTCTTCTGATATCTTATATTTTAAATACATCCTCTCAACACCGTCAAAATGACGTTCGTTGAATAATTGTAAAGCATCGTCAACAGCATCATCTATTTGATCATCATCAACATTGATTTCCAAAACAGGAGCACCAAGTTTTCTTAAACAATAATCTATTAATTCTTGTCTTGTTGCTGGTTTTGCCATTAGTACGATCCTCCATCTATTTGTGCAACATCACCATAATATGTAACAATTCCTGATGTTGTAGTAATAACTCCAGAAGAAATTTTAAGGTTCGATAATGTAGTAATACCAGTTACTTCTAAATTAGTAAATTGATTAACTGGAGTAGCAGTTACAGTTACAAAACCAGTAGAAACTGGAGATACTGCAAGATTTTGTCCAAAATCAATAGTTGCAGCAACACCAATTACTGATCCATTATCTCTAACATTAACACCAGTTCCAGAAGCAGTAACTCCGGTTAATCCAGATCCATCACCTTTAAATTGATTTGCAGTTAAAATTCCAGTTACTATTGCTCCTGTTGTGGTTGTTTCAATTTTTTTCTCTGCTGATGCACCACCCATTCCATGATATAATTCTACAGACGAATTAACAGTAGCTTTAAGATATGTCTCGCTACTATCTTCTCTTTGAAGTTTTATAACATCACCACGAATTCGGAGATCACCACCAGTATTTTTTATGAAGGTGTTAGTACCTCCATGCCACATCTGGAAATCTTCATTAGATCCTAATGTTAATCGAGTATCATTATATAAAACTAAATCACTTTTAGATTTATCCCATCTTGCATTAGTATTTTGACCCGTGAAAACTACATCATCATTAAATGTAGAAATACCAGTTACATTTAAGGTTTGAGTTTCAGTATTTCCATAAACAGTAACACCAATTCCAGTATCTACTGTTAAAGATGGTCCTATTCCATTAGAAGCATTAAATTGAACAGTATCTCCCCAAATTTGTAAATTACCAGAACCAGTATGTCTAATAATCGAATGATTAGTGTCGTAATGAACAAGTTCTAAATCACCATCATTACCAAATTTTGCTGATATATTATCAGGTATATTAATATTACCAGAGAATGTTGATAATCCAGATACATTTAATTGAGTTACTGAACCAATACCACCAATAACATTTGTTGCTATACCTGAATTTTCAGCATAGGTAGTATACGTAGCAACTCCTGCAGATACAGCATAATTTGAAGAACTGGAAATACCTGATTGATTGGCGTAAGCAGATGAAGCTGATTCGCCAGTCACACCTTGACGACTAGCAATAACTTTTATTGCATCTGATTGTCCAATTCTTACTTTTATATCTGCCATTATCTGGTAACTCCCTCCCGTACAAGAACTGATCCTTCAAGAACTCTTGTTTTAATACCACCTATTTCAGTTACAACATCATAGACATATCTACCAGGTTTCATTGAACTGGTTTGAGTGTCTGTTAAGGAAAGAGTAATTTTTCCTTCACTTGCATTTGTTATTGCTATTGCAAAATCAGCTTTTTTAGTAGCACTAGATGCATGTTTTCTTATTTGTGCTGTTACAGTATAACCAGATAAATTCAAAGGACCATCATCAGTACTCTCAACAAGACTGAATTCTTGAGCAAAAGTTGCACTAGCATTTACTATAAGGTTAGATACATATACAGCAGCCATCTATTTCTAATAATAACGTTATTATTATTTAGGTCTTATTTAGACCACTAATTATAAGTTTAAGAGATTCCTTGATTTCATCAATATCTTCTTTGATTTTATCAAGTTCTCTATCCTTTTTTTCTCTAATTTTTAATGATCTTACATACTGATCATATCCTTGATCATCACAGTTAATTATGGCACCTGTTTTTTCATCTCTATAAAGATGTGAATGCCCTTCTACTTTAATCATCGTACAGCAATTGTTCTCAACTCTCGTATTCTTGGTGGTTCTGCCTGATTTGTACCAGACATTACAATTTTGATTGTATATCCAGTAAATTCTGGAAGATTATCAGCAGTATACTGATATTCTTTATATTGATCTCTAGTACTTGCAGAAACAAACGAATCTGATTTACCATCATTAAATGCTGGATCTATTACAACATCACCAAATCCATCATCATTATTATCAATAAGATTCCTATATCCTGGGAATAATTCAAATGCTTGCCCAATTTCACTAGAATCACTTGTTTCTAGAGCATACAAAACTCTAAAATCTGAACTAGAATGCCTATATCCAGTTAATAAAACTTTTAATGATGTTGCTGGTTTTGTTAATCTAACAGGACTGGAAACATATACTGCTGTATGTGGATCATTCAAAATAGAATTAGCACCACTATTACGAACATAATTATCACCAATAGGATTGTTTAAACGATGACCTATAAATTCTACGGAAGAACCACTACCAAGTCTAATCATTGGTGATAAATTTTCATCATTTGATGTTAAATTTAATACTGCAGTAAATGATTTATTTCTAGGAATTTCACTCAAATATTCATTTTCATTTGTTTTTGATGCAACAATTCTAACACTATTAAGTTTATTAAATCTATTTAATGCCACTGGTTCATAACCATTATCAACAAATGAATTTTCAGTTCCAGAAACACTTGTTCCTGTAACTGTTCTTATAGAAGCATTTATTCCCGTAGTTGCTCCACCAATACCTGTAGGTGTTAATGCATCAAATCTTGGAACTACTGCACTATAAAGAATATTTTGAGTAGCACTAGCTTTATTACCACCAACAAATGAATCACTTGTAAATGATAATTGTGGAATATCAACATCATCGGATGATCTATCTAAACCATTTTTGGATCTATCAAATGAGAGATAGTAACTATCAAGATCAAAATTATCATTGAGAATTGAATTAGGTTCTAATTGCAATCTTCTTAAAGATACACCACCTAATTCATATTTTCTAATAACATCACCAATTTCATGTGAAATAGCATTTGTGCCATCAACACCTCTCTTATTTCCATTGGAATTTGCTATCTGCAATATACCATTACCAACTCCAGAATATCCAATAATTTCACCACCAACAGTAACGTATCCTGTATTTGCAGCACTTACTTTAACACCTTCAAATAAATCAAATGGTGTAGTATTAGCAACACCAATAGTTCCTCCAGAACCACTTCCTTCAGATTGTGTTAATGAAACATCCAAAATAGATGATGGTGAATCTGTTTGTAAATTTTGTATAGAAACTTTATTTGTACTGGAATACATTCCATGATTAAATTGAGTAACTTTAAATGTGTTTCCTGCATTAATACCAGTATTATTGAAATTAGTCTCTAAAATTGTTGTATTTGCCAATCCAACCAAATTACCACTATTATTAAAATAACTTACCCCAACACCAGTATATGATGTATCTGTTCCCTGTATATTTGTCAAATACAAAGTATCAATACCACCAATCGATTGAATAGTTATTCTAGCACCGTCTCCAGTAGATCCATCAACAGTACTAGTAACAATTCCAACTACATCACCAACCTTATATCCAGTTCCTCTATTAGCATCTACTATTTGAACAGCAGTAATTGTTCCATTCTCATCCGAAGTATAATTAAATTTCAAATCTTTACCTTGTCCAGTAATTGTAAATGCATCTACAGTATTTGTATTTGTAACATTTGGTTTATAATTAGAACCACCAGAATCTGGAACAACTGACAATCCAGTAACAGAACATCCAACACCACTAATAACTGCAGTACTCGTTGGCTTATTACCACAGATTTTTCTTCCTTCAGATAAAACAGTTGTTAATACTGTATTGGAAGATGGAATAGTTGTTATACCCACAGAACCTGTTTTTGGTAATGTTTGTATTGGATTGTTTCTTAATGTTGGAATATATCCATTACTTCCATCTAAATCTGGATTGCTAAAGAATGCAGAACCACCAGTAGAAGTAAATTTAGCTTTATAAAGTTTAAATGTCATATCCATGGTCTGATCTTCAGTCCATAAAGCACCGTTCTGTGACTTAAATAATGCACCAGCACCATATTGCCTAGAATATGTTATAGATGCCCCTCCAGTCGATCCTGGTATACTTGCAGGATTAACCGCAGTACCACCATGTCTAGCAGTCCATACAGTATATGCAGTACTCTTTTCAGCAAGAAGTACTACTGCGTATGAAGCACCAGGTGCCAAATATATTGGTTCTGGGAATACAAATTTAGTTGGCTTACTAGCAGAATCGGGATCAAATTCGATATTATTTACAACTTGTCCATTTGAATCTATTTTAGTTGGATATAATATTTTACTTCCAAGAACTGTCATAGAAGGACGGGCATCTCCTGTTGTAGTTCTTATTTCACATCTTACAGGTGTTTCAGTTACAGTATCAATTGATGCAAAGAATACATCAACTGCAGTTAGAATTGCACCATTCATATCATCATTAGCACCAACAGCAGATGGTGCATTTACATTTCCACCAACAACAAAAGTTTGTGCCAATGGATCTGTATATACAGCATTTGTTGTATGTGTATTTCTCCAAGTCATGGATCCTTCAGCATTTATAGTTGCATTAAATCCAGCATTAACATTTAATGTTGATGTGTTTGTAGTTACAGTAATATCATTTTGCCATTCTTCTACTGTTCCTATAGCAGTATAATTTGTTTCACCTACAATAACATCGGGATCTTGTCCAGGAAGTACTTTTCTATTAGTTTGACTTGTGGTTAATGTAACTGTTTTAGCACCTGTATTAATCTTAACAGCTGGTGCTGGTATAGAATTTGGATTTCTTAAGAAGAAAGATCCTACTATACTACCAAAACTATCAGATACCAATCTCAAATCTTTAACATAAGCAGATGCTCCATTTTCTCCAACTAATCTACAACCTTTAGTAAGATATCCAGAATATAATCCTTGAGCTTGTTCCGATAAAGCACGAGTATCAACATTTAAAAATGGTGAGGATGTTGTATAATCTGTACCAATACCATCACTACCATGAGAATATGGATTACTTGCATATAGTGAAGATGGGTTATTAAATGCCCCTTCTTTATGATCTGGTCTACAAATTCTGAAAGTCATAATTATATTACCTTCAGAATCATATGCTGTTACTTTTTCACCTATTACAAATGTATTCACTGAACCATCAACGTCAAGTTCTGGATTTGGTGAAATCTCTACAAGTTTTGGAATAATATCAAATATTTGTTGACCATCAACAAATAAGTATATATTGGTATGCTCTGGGAATCCTGTAGAAACATACTCAATATTTCTAGATCTCATAAAATCTTCTGAAGCAGATGATAATAATCTATTTTGTATAGTAGTATCAGTATTACTTGTAACTACACTATCACTAGAAGATCCAGCAAGAGTAAGAGATCCACCAAAATCATCTGTTTGATCTGTAACTGTTACTCTTCGATTATTAGGTGCACGCCATCCAGGATTCCTAACAGTAGATTCTGATGTTGTATTAAATATAAGATTTCCAAGATCTAATGTTCCTGATTGACTCATATCAAAATTCAGAGTATCTACTGAATTTGTTCCCGTTTGTTGTATAGTATTATCTTCAAGTTGAATTGTTCTTGTCCAATTATCAGAATCAGGATCCAAATGTACATCAGCACTAATAGCAGGAAGTTCATATGGGTTTACATTAAGAATATCTAAAACATCACCTGTCTTTGTTGCATATGCTTGTGTTATCCAATCAACTTCATCATATTTTAATGTAATAACATTACCTGTTTTTTGTACATTAGAATCGAATAATTCATAATCAGTATTAAAATCTATACTGGATGGTATAGTAGATGCTTTTGGAGTAGGTAATAATGAAAGACTATCTCTAGTACGACGAGCAGTAATTTCTCTTCTTCTGGGATTTACCTGTACTGAAGAAAGTAACCTATTGATATTGGCATAATTCCTAAATGGATCTACAAATAAACCAGTTTTAAATCTATTTCTTCCTTCAGAATCCTGTATTTGTAAAGATTGTGCACTTGATTCTAATAATGATAGTGTAGTAGTTTCTTCCAAATTAGAAACTCTATCATCAATACCACCAATATCTTTCATTGTATATCTTCTATTATCAACCAATGTTAAGAAAGCATTTTGTGGATTATACAAATATGGTGGCATATTAATAGTTGCCAATTGCATTAATTCATCATTTCTTGCTGGTGGTTTTGGATTTTCTGCAGATAATCCCTTTTCATAAACAAAATCACCAAACTTATTCAAATAAAGTTTATCAATTCTTGGTAAATAATATTCATAACCTATAGTTGAACTTTCATTAGGTATTAAGTATTGCTTTATTCCTCCACTAAAATTCCTTGATTGGAATGCAAATGGAGATTTATCATCTACAGCAGGATTGTATACAGATACTCTAGGTCTAAAATCAATAACATCAGTAGCCCTTATTTGATTTGAAATAAGTGGAATATCATTATTAAATCTTTCCTTATCGTAACTTAAAGCAGTAAATACATCACCATTATCATCACTAGGAACAGAATAATAATCAAATACGATTAATAACCTACCAGATGGTGCTGATACTCCATCATTTCTAACCAATCTAGAATAATCATAATATTGATGTCTTTGTCCTTTGTTTATTGTAAATGAATTTGTAATATCTTTATAATTTCCAAGTTCTATACTTTCAACATTTGTTGTTATATTAGATTCAGTAAATTTAACTGGTTCACCTGAACTAAAATGATCTGGTGTCAAATAAACTATACCTAACTTATCAGCAGCAGGTTTTGTTACTATTCTTGCAATTACTTTACTATTCTCACCAACAATATCTTCACCAATAATAGAATTCGTTTGAACATCTATTGTACTTGGGAATTTTAATACATCAAAAGATGGTGCAGAAGTATCAATTGACTCATAAACAGCCAAGAATTTAACAACATCTGGATAATTTAATGAAATTTCCTTATCTTGAACTCTTAAACCATATCTCTTGTCATACTCAAGTCCATCTGCTAATTGTTGTGCACCATTACCTACAGCAACACTACCTGATAATGGGTTGTTTGAATAGATTACATCAAGAGTTTTAGATCTATTATATTCTTTAACTTTACTTTTAGTTCCTTTTTTATTAATAGAAACACTAATAACGTTTTGTGATCCAGATCCTTCACCTAAACCACTAAATACAAGATTACTACTTCCATATGCAAAAGTATCATTTCTAATTGTTCCTATTCCACCACCCTGATAATGTACAGAATATCTCTCTTGATCAAAAGGTTCAAAGGTTGCATTTGTTATTTCTGAATATTGAGCAGTTACATCAGCAATTGGAACGGTAGAAGCAGCACCAGCAATTTCTTGACCAGTTAATTGTTTAGTAACTTTTAATTGTGATCCATCAAGATTAACTGTAGAAACATTAATATTTTCAAGTGGAGAATAAAGTCTCCCAGATCCTACAACTATAGGTGCACCAACCTTCATTTCTACTGTGGCATTGGAAACCAATGATCCTTTAAAAACACCTGGTACCTCTGGAGAAATTGCTTCTAGTTCAAGAGATGTTCCACCAGCACCTATAGCTTTAACAGTATTGTAATAAGGATCACCACTCATAAAGTAATTGAATATTACAACAGATCCTTTTCTAAGTCCAGTAAACGGTTGTGAACCAGCAGTTACTACACCGCCGGAGCCAAGAGCAACATTAGTAATACCATTAGGAAGTCTAAATGATTCTAAATGAGAATTTGCTTTAAAATCTGGATATAAACTATTAGTTGCAGAAACTGATTTAATATTTTGTGTATTATATGCAGTAATAATACCAATAGTTCTGGAAAAATCTATACCATTTACTTGTATCTGTTCACCTTTTGAAAAAGATCCTGATGTTTGATTTACGTCAATGTATTCGGAATTACTACCTGCAGCAACTGTATATCCACTAGCACCACTACTTTTTCCTTCTATTAATGATCCAGCAGGAATTTCTGTAGAACTAACAGCATCATTTAATGTTAATGAAGTATTTGTTTGAATATCAAATAATCTCAATTCCCAAACACTAGCATCTCCAGTATATGCAGCATCTTCTAAATTAAACGAATATGCTCTTGCACTACCTATATTATCCCCTGCTTGTCCAAACTTATTAAATAATCTTACATATTCTCCTTGTTTTGGTAATCCTTCAACTGTATTAACCTTTAAAATATTACCCATTTCGAAGTTAACACTAACTTCACTCTTAATACCAACTTCTCTAGGTTTATCTACATCAATAATAGTAGTTCCTACCTTTTCAACATCATATCCTCTAACATAAGCCTTTCCTGCTGATACTTTTACTGCCAATAAATCATCTGAAGGTGTATTTCTCTGTTCAGTTTTATCATCTTCAAAATATAAACCACCATTACCCAATCCATCGTTTAGTGAATTGTGTAAAGATACTCCAAATGGAGAAACAGTATAATCTCCAGATTCATCATATGTCCTTTCTGCAATCCAATCTCTAACAATATTATATTGAGTTTTTGTTTGTAGGATTTTAATCTTACCCTTATCAATCCTCATTAACTCAACAAAATCTGTATCATTATTATCTGATAATAATTTTTTAGTTAATGATAAATTAATTTTTAATCTATCAGCACCTGGTGCTGCATAGTTTGTAAATCCTTTTGCATTATCATATAAAGACTGATCATCTTTAGCAGTTACAACCAATTCATCAATTTTTAAACCTACTCTGTAAGAGGGAGTATTGGTATAATTATCTAATATTATAGTTTGATCATCAACATTTACAAAGTACCCTCTAATAAAATATACACCTTTAGATATGAATGCAGCAGATCCTATTGCAGTTGCATCTGAAGAAATCAATGAAGCAAATGGTGTACCTGCATTTATAGTTGTATTTCCATAAGTTACATTTTCATCACATATCAATGGTTCTCCATCAGAAAATGGGTTAAGTTGTGAATCATTATCACCACTCAAATAAGTAACATATATTGTCAAATCATCAACATTTACACCATCCTGAAAAGATACAAATTTTACAAAAGCACTAACTCCAGAATTTTGTCCAATTATTTTCTTTCCTATAAAACTGTTTATATAAAGTGATATATCAACACCATAATTTTCAGCATTTAACTTTACTGCTTGGTATTGACCATCATAAGAAATACCACCAGGAATAACTACAGATCCTTCTTTAAATATATTATCTCCAAAAGATTGTATCTGGTTTTGTAATATTGATTGCGAAGACGTTAACTCTCTTGCCTGAACTGGAAATCCTGGTTTATATAAGACTTTATAAAAATTTTTCTCGGAAGAAAAATCATCATAATAAGGACTTACATTTAAATTCGTTTTTTGTGCCATTTTTTTTAGAATTCCAGAATAATCTTAATGTCTTCTTTTTGTCTTAAATCTCTTTCAACCTCTTTACGGTTATCAATGTAGATGACATCTCCTGTCTTTTTATTTATCTCAGGATTTGCAAGTCCATTAGTAAAATTGACACCTAAATTGATCAATTTATTACCTACAGAACTTGTTATGCCACTAAAATTGGTATCAACACTAACACTAAATGATGCATTAGCAGCAACAGATTTAATTTCTGCAGCAGTTGACTCAAAAGAGAGGACTTTTGAACTTTGTCCTATATTGCCATTATCAGTTTGATCATTTCCATTCCCAAAATATAAAGATCTATCTTGAAAATATTTTAAAACTTTAGTGTCTTCATCATAAGAAGCAACATATCCTATAGCAAGATTACCATCAGATCGAAGTTGTGTTATTCCAACACCAATAACATTATTTAAATTATCAACGTTGATTGTATTATTTAATTTTAATGAATATAATGAAGAATATTGATTAACTGTAGATATTCCAGTAGATCCAAATTCAGTTGGATTTTTTAATATACCAACTTGAGCAAAATGTGTATCTGTTGGATAATCTTTAGTTGAATCATCAAATCTTGCATAGACCAATACCTTATCAGCACCTAATTCTGTATAAAGGTCATATCCATGACCTTTAGATGGTGGAATTATAGGGATTAATTTTGCTTTAGTATTATTAGAAAGTGCACCTGAATTAAATGAACTTAAATCAACTACTCCATAAGTATAACCAGATCCACCACTAGTTACCTTTGCATCAGTTATAACACCATTATTATCTACTGATATTAATACCTTTCCTCCAGTACCATCACCTAAAATATCAACAACATAATCAGTTGCTGCTTCATTACCATAATTATCACCACCACTTTCAATATATATTTTCTTTATTTGGTTGTTATTAATATCAGAATTGCCAGCTTCTCTAACATTTTGAATTTGAGAATCGGTAGAAGTTTCCCAATTATTTGGTAATACAATATACTCGGTAGAATCAAATTTTATAATATCACTTGGAGAAACCGTAAACAAATATTTCCAAATATAATTATCTTGAATTCCAGCAGCTGCTGGTTCCAAATCAGTAAATGTTGGTTCATCTAAAGATCTTGTTCCTTTAGCAGTGTCAGACCCTTTTGCACCATATGATCCATTATCCAAACAAATATAAACTCTATAATCAGAGTTCATTACATAATAATTTGTTTTATATAAACTACCAGTATTTCCATTAGGTGCCGTATTAATTCCAACTTGATAATCATGCCGATACATATCATATCTTGTATTAGCTGTCCAAGAATATTTCTTTATAACTCTTCTAATATTAGCACTACTAACTTTCTTACCAAAAAGTGAAGTATCCTTATAATGTGAAGAATATTCAAAATTATCTACTGGTGAAGGAATACTATTTGTGGTATTATTATTCCAAGTACTAGTTCTACCAAATCCAACAACTGTCGGGTTTGGTAAACCCAGAAATACATAGTAAGAATTATTAGAATCTAGTACAGAATCTATAAAATTACTTGCATTCGATATTCTAAATTGATCTGTGACTACCGCTGGCATCTTAATAGTTTTTTAGATATTTATACAAACATTTTAAGTAGGTGTTTTAAGTGCACCTGTTGATTCAAAAGTATCAGCCCCACCCCTTCTTTGTAAGGTTGGGAATGTTGTTAACCCAGAATCAATTCTCAATCCTGTTACGCCTATAGATATTGGTGAACCAGATCTACTAAATCCAGTAAATTTACCTAGAGAATACTTGGCAACAGGATTTTTAGCATCTCCTGTAGATGTTAATCCAATTACATCTGTATCTGATTTTATATTACATGTAATAATACCTACCATTGGATTTCCTGGATCTCCAGCCAATCCACTAGAAGTAAATTCAGATACTTTATAAATGTTATCCGCAAATGATGTACCAACACCAACAGTATTAGTATCTGTTCCATCAATAGAAATAACTCCATCACCAACTCTAGAATCATAGATGTATATTGGACTTCCTACGGATATAGGATCAAAACCACTAGTACTAATTGCAACTAATCTGATACCTAAAGTACCTCCAGAAACTGCTCCAGCACTAGTTGTACCTATACCAGTAATAAATCCAGATGTATGTTGAATTGCTAATGAACTTCCACTTGGAAGTGCTTCATATGATGCTTCTGGTGTCTCTATAAGAATGTTAGGTGCAACTGTATAACCAGTACCTGCATTTGTAATAGTAAATGAACTATCAACTACATCCCCATTCAGAGTTGCTGTAGCAGTTGCAGTTATACCTATAGCAACATTATTATCATCTACAAGATTTGATGGTGCTGATATAGAAACAGTTGGTGCTGTTTTATATCCACTACCACCATTAACAAGTGTAATAGCAGTAACATCTCCATTATTACCAATTGTTGTTGTTGCCTTTGCTGGAACAGGATCTGGTTCTCCCGAAACAATTAATCCACCAAATGTAGGTGTTCCACCATCATAATCAAATAATTCTGCACTTGTTACATAGAATTCTCCACCTGATGTTGCAATATCTTGAATAATTTTAGTTGTTGGATATACTCTAGGTTCCAAATCAATCCTCTTTTTAGATACAACTTCTTTATTAATAACCTTATCAACTTTTTGTCTCATTAAAGCAATTGGTTTTTTATCTAGATTGTTAATACCAGGTCCACGATAAACATTAGTTTCTAATGCTTGTGATGTGTTTAATGATAAAACTGTTCTCTTTTCTTGAGATCTAGTTGTACTAATAGAAGGATTTTGAAGAATTTGAACATCATCACCAATTTCTATAGGTGGAACTTCTGCATCAACTACAACACAATCAACACTATCAGTTCCTTTGTAGAAAAATATTGCAATATTATCACTAGGATCTGGAGGAGAAGTAAACACAAATGCTGATCCACCAGTAAATGTATATGACTTATTTGGTTCCTGAATAATACCATTAATAACGATTAATAATACTGCAGCAATATCAGCATCCAATCCTTCAGCTGCTTCTAGACTTATTAAACTTCCATTATAATATAATGGGAATTTAACTCTTGTTCCATCTTGGAATGACTTGACAGAATCTATAAAATCAAATTCACCAAATTGCCATAGAGAGAAATCATCAGAATATGTTTTATCAACAGTTAATGATGTTTTATCGACAATTTCAATCAATCTTCTATCAGTAACTAATCCAACTGGTTCAAAAATATCACCCTCTCTAAATGCATAACCAGATCTCTTAATATCATATTCAGAAATTTCAAAGAATCCAGGATCAGATCCAATTAAAGTACTTGATGGACCAACAATAGCATTAACCAATAAACCAACACCAGTATCAGTTGTTGCACCTTCTCCTAACCTAGAAATACCTCTAACTGAAAGATTATCATAAGAAGGTTCTGAAACTGTTATATAAGGATTCTTATAACTTACACCAGCACCAACTATATCAAATTTCAATGCTCCACCACCATGATTTGATGATCTACCTACTTCAATATAGAATTCATTATTACTTGTTTTTGTTATAGCAGTAGTTATTCCAGCAATAGGATCAGATAATCCAGATCTACCAACATTAACGGTAAGATCCTTTCCAGAATTAGCAGTTGCGTTAGAAACTACTGTTCCTATTCCAGAAATAGGATCAGTTGATCTTGGATATGTATGTTCAGTTGCATGACCATCTTTAGCACAAGTCAGTGTCAATGAATTATCAGCAATAGTTATAGTTGCTCCATTAGATATTCCATGAGCACTTGCAAATGTTAATGTCATATAACCAGTATCTCCATTATAAATGGCATTGATTGGTTGTAATGATCCATTAACAGCAGTAGATGTAGCACTAACAAACTTATGCTCCAAACCACCACGAGGATATGTATGGACTGTTTGATGACTATCTTGTGCACATGAGAATGATAATGAATTATTAGTTAATAAAATAGTATCATTAGTAGCAAGGTTGTGTGATGTCTTAAAGATAGTTAATCTACCATTTACTGGGTTGTATGAAGTTCCATTAGCAGGTGTAATGAAAGTATTATTCAATCCTGGATTTGCAGCACAATTAACAATTTTAACTGATTGTGAAGTTCCAGAAATAAATTTATGAGTATTAATTCCAACAGGACTTGCAGTAACTACTGCTCCAGTACCAACAGAAGAACCAACAAATATCGAGAATATATCTTCATTAACTCTTGTTATGTTTGTTTGTACTCCAGCAACTGGATCTGTTCCATTTCTTGGATATGAATGTGTTGTTGTATGATTATCTTTAGAACATGTAAAGATGAGAGAATTGTTATCTAAAGTTACAAGATCAGTGGTAACCATACCATGATTTGAAGCAGTAAATGTGATTATTCCTGATACAGGATCATAATCAGCAGAAATAGGTGTTAATTGTCCTCCACTAACTTTATTAATTGCTCCAGTACTTGCTGATACAAACTTATGATCATATCCACGATCATTAACTTTAACCTCTATAGGTACTATATCATTATAACCAGATCCAAATGTTAAATCACCATAATAAGGATAAACTGTACCTTGACCAACATAACTATGCGTAACTGTACTAGTTCCAACATTAACACTAAATGTATTGGTAGATGCTACAGATACAATTGAGAATTGATCTCCATAAACACCACTTGGGAATATGGTAGTTGTCATTCCTGTATATGCACCATCACATTCAAATACTAATCCAGATAACTTAACAGAATCACTATCATTATAACCAAAGACAAATCCATGTGCTGAAGATGTTGTTATGGTTACTATTCCAGTTACTTTGTTATACTGTGCTGTTTGTACTCCTAAAGCAGTTCCAGTCGTTCCAACTCCAACTATTGATGTAAGAGAACCATTTGAATCTATCACTGGTCTGACGATCGCTGGAGTCAATCTTGCATATCCCAATCCATTTGAAGATCCTATTGATATAGGAACACCACCTCTTGGTAGTTGATTCATATTTACATCAGAATCTGATATTGCCAAAGATCCATCAGATGATGTAATTCCTGTAAATACAACACTAGATATTCCAGCATTTTCTATAATTTGGAAATTATTATCTGGATTATTATCTGTAGTTGGTGTTTGGAAAACTCCATTTATGAATAAAATACCACTTCCACCACTAGTTCCTATTCCAGTAGTATTTGCACCACCAACAGTTAATGTAAATGTTGTTGTAATACCATTGAAATTATTAGAAACATCATCATAAATTATATTTGATCCATAATTATTTCTAAAATATGCTCTACCATTAAAGCTTGATGTTGGGAATGGTAATGCATTTGATAATTGTTGAACATTAGGATTTCCTCGTGGAGCTTCTAGGAACCAAATATCCTTACCAGTAATATTATATGATCCTTTAAATAAATCTACTTCTGTAGTGTCAGTATATGTTGTTGCAATAGTTCCTGCAACTGCCCTTTCAACCTTAACTAAAGAATATGTTCCTGCTACTCCAATTGGACCAGAAGTTGTAGTACCCATACCAACAGCAAGAATTTTAGTAAATTCGTTACCAATTTTAAGTAAATTGCCTGTAGTTAATGTTGATATTCCACTTAATGAAAGTATAGATGTTCCTGCTCCAATCTGACTTCCAACATTATTTTCCAAAGTATATTGTATATCTGTTGGTGTTATTGGTGATTGAACAATATCATCAATTGATATTAAAGATTTCTCATTTGCCTTTGCCATTGCAAATTGATGGTAATTACCAGTACCAACATTAACAAAAGTAACTGCTGCACCTGCTCTTGTTGTAGAAATAGTAAAATTATTCTCGTTAACAACGGTCTTAACAAATACTCTTGAAGGTAATGTACTTGAAATTCCAGCTGACTGATTTTTATAAGTCATTGGACTTGAAGAAATACCAGCAAATGTTGATCCAGGAGTATAAACTAATTCCTCATTTGCTCTAAAGTAATGATTATCTAATGTAAAATTACCAGTGGATAAGTTTAAATCATTTGAATCTGATGGATTAAATGATTTTGCAAAAATAGGTATAGAATTTCTATTTAATGGGAAATCCTTTCTATTAATTCTACCACCATTAATAGCATTATATTGTTCATTATCAATATCTTCAATAATTTTTCCATAAGTTAATGGTGTTGGAATATTTGCCAAATCAAGATTTCTGTAGAAACATTGATTTAATACTGTTAATGTAGTTACTCCTGTTAAATTATCTGGATGGAACCAAACATTAAAATCATCTCCCTCAACTGCACCACCAAAAGTTCCAAGTCCAATTGCAGGATCGTATTGCGAATTACTTCCAGTATCTACAGATAAAATTTGTGATTGTTGTACATATGTATCTCCAATATCATCATTTATTGTCAGTACTTCATGTAATGCTTTTGATGATCCTATACTAACTTCAACTATAGATTTAACAGCATCAAATACAGATTTATTTAATCCTTCATCTTTAAATATTGCAGTCGTACCAATACCAATATTTGTTATTCCTTGATAGAATGCAGATCTTTCTGTACCATCAGGTTGTCCAGTAGAAGTAAATCTATAAACACCATTTGCAACTCCAGTAGTACCAAATCCAACAATTTTAGATCTAACTTTAATATTATTGGATGTATCATTCTCAAAATTAAATGAGAACATATTTGCTGATAGAGATGCTGTTAAAATACCAATTTTATCTAAAGATAATGCAGTTGAATCACTATTAACATAAAATTCAGATACAAATGTATCTTGACCATTATGAGTTACATATGACTCTACAAAATTTATCTTATTCGTAACAGTATCAGTTATTTGAGATGTTACATGGAAAGATCCAAATTTATCAGAAGGAACTGATATAATATTTCCAGTTGATCCGCTATTAATTGTTCCCACAAAAGAATTTAAATCTACAGGACCAACAGAAGCACTTCCAAAACCAGCAAGATTTGAATAGTATTTGCTGGAAAGAATTTTTATATCATAATCATAATCATTTGGATTATTTGGTATAAATCTAACATAATTCTTATTAATATTAGTATCTTCAAATAATTCCCATTTTCCTATTATGTTTTCAGAATATGAAGTATATCCAGCACCAGAATTTGTAAAGCTAGATTTTTCTAATAATGCATTATTAGAACCAGTACTCAAAACAACTAATTCATTCATTTGATAATCATTAGTTGTCTGATCAACACTGTTTATTCTGACAATATAATTATTGTAGATATCTGCTGCACCAAATTCAAAGATGTCAATATGTTGTGTTACCCCAGAATTTAAATTAGAGAATGATTTGTTTATATTATCAATAGTAAATACTTCATTGGATCTACAATCAATATAGTCACTCAATCTTATATTTTCAAATTTAATTAATCTAGAAGTTGATCCTGCAGGTTCTTCATCATAAACCATATCAATATAGTAATCAGTATCAACTCTATGCTCTTCTATGATGTCATAGACTATACTAGTAACATTAGAAGATCCTACACTAACTCCTGCTGTTGATGTTATTCCAGTATCAGAAAAATTCTTCAATCCACTAGTATGAAGTAAATTATTAACTGGAGTTTGTATTTTTTTCCATTCTAATGGACTTTTTATAGAATATGATAAATTTTGATAATAATCATTATTAGCAATTACTTGAGTATCATCACTCAACTTACCTACAGTATCATTCCATCCAATATCTTTAATTAATGAGAAACCAGTTTTATATCTTCCAAAATTCTCTCTAATTTTTTTAATTGTTGCTGTATTTCCAGAATTCTTACCTACAACTATATCACCAATTTTAAATGTATAGTCTTGAGATACTTTTATAGTATTTGAAGATGACTCTGTAATAACTAAATTTGTTTCATTTCCATTAACTGTAATAGATTCTCCTATGCTAAATGGAGACGTTACCTGCTTAACATAAAATTCTGGATAATCATTTTCATTTACTGCATAAGCATATTCTGTTGGCAATGTTTTAGCAATACCAGTGTTTGAGGTATATGGAGAAACATCAATGGTAAGTCTTACATCACCAGCAATTATATCATATGCAGAAATAGTAAGTAATTTATATCCATAATCTGCTGAATTAAATCCTGTTCCATCTTCACTAATTTTTTCAATACCCTCAATAAAGACATTTTGACCAACACTGAATGGTGGAATATTAAATCCTAAAATAGGTGTTGTTAATGTACATTGGAATGTAGAACCAGAATTTGACCCAATACTCTTAATATTAATACCATTGGTATTATTAATTGTACGTAAAGTTACAGTTGTTTCTGGTAAACCTAATGGTTGTTCTTCAACATTAATGTTTATGATAGAACTCTCTAACATTATTGGTTCCAAGAAACCACTTTCAATTCTTTCTCCAGTATCAGTATTAACGATAATTATATCGGGAGCAGTGATGAAATTGGATCCACCATCAGTTACACTAACAATTCCAAGTGTACTAGCATTGTCAAGTTGGATTACAGGTGAAATATATGCTTCTGGTTCTAAAGTTTTATCTGAAGAATATTCAAATCCCTCATTGATAATTCTTACTTTTTCAACATCACCAATAAATTCTGATGTTGGTATTATAACTGCATCTTGACCAGAAGAATTTGTTCCAGATACTCCAATATATGTTGGAATTTTTTTATAATTACTTCCACCAGAAACGATATCAATATTATTAATAGGACCTTCAGCAGATAGTGATGTTGTAGAATAATCTAACTTATCACATTGTGTAGATCCATAAGATAAAGTTTCTGGTTTATTTTTTAAATATATGTCAAATGTTGTTGCACCTACTCCAGAAATATTATAATTTCCATTATAAAGACTATCAACCAATACTATAGATGAATAATTTTTAACATCCTTATCTGCGGTACTAATAAAACCTGATTTTTCTACATTATAATAAAGAATAGGTGGTAAACTACTACCATATCCAATAGTTAATAAAGATCCATCATTAGAAACACTAAAGGGTGATGTAGATCCTGTAGACACAAATTCATTTTTAAACTCATTATCATGATAAATTTTAAAATTATATCCATTTAATGTAGAATTTGATATATCAAATACTAAATTATTATTTCTTACACATTCAATCTGTGGATTTATAAGAGCTAATCTTTGTGCATTTCCACCAGTTGCCGTTGTAATTGCAACTATATTTGGAGGATCTTGTTGTACATCATAGAGAGTATGACCTAATTGTATAAAATCATCATCTTGTCTATAAACAAAATATGAATTCTTATTAACTAAACCAGTTGCACTTCCACTATAAAATACCTTATCTCCAGTTTTGTATTCATGATCTGGTATATTAATCCTATCCTTATGAATATTAACTGTACCTATTGTTTTTCCATTAATTAAAATAAAACCATCATTAGATGTTCCAGCACCTTCATTTCTTTCTACCGATATTGAAGGTGTTGCTCCAAGACCAACAGAAAGATTTGGTTTAATCTCTAATTTTACTAAATCACCAGAAGTTAATCCATGTGCAGTAGAAATAGAAACAGTAGATTTTATTCTATCAACTTTACCTGTTATTTGATTTAATTCAGTTTCTAACAAATATTCATCATTATCCCCAGTGCCACCAGTACTTCTAAAATACAACTCTGTATGTTCCAATCCAGTTTTAATACCTAGTGTGTTTATTGTTTTTGGTACAGCATATAATCCAGTAGTTGGCAAATTAAAAGTAACATTATTAGTAGTCGTAGAAACAGATAAATTTGATCCAGCAAAAGGTATAGTTAAATTAATTTTCTGATTATGTTCAAATCCATGATTTTCTATATAAAGTTCTCTAATTGGAATATTTCTTGTAATAGATCTACCAGCAAAATCAAATGTAGTTGAATATTCGGTACCATCTTCTGTTCCAATACCAGCTGATTTTACTGGATTGAAATATGCTTTATTATTCAGTTTAGAATCAAAAAACGGTACAGTTTGATTTATTGTAAAATTATCTGGGATATAATTAACCAAACTACCTTCAGGATGCTCTACATTAAATGAAGTAAAACCTCTTTTAACACGAATAACATTTAAATTTTTAAAAATATTCAATATCTTTAATGTTTCTGTACCTATAGAAATACTACTACCTATAGATACTGAATCTGGAATAGAAGAAACATATATCTCTGTAGTAAATCCAACACTAGGTGAAGCTATACATGTAGAAATTGTACTTGCTGTAAATGAAGTTATTCCAATTTGATATGATGAATTTAATTTTGAAATATTAGTTGATATACCAGAAAGATTGATAAAGTCTTTATCATTTAAATTATTATTTGGTATATGAATTTTAACTTGATTATCTTCCCATAGAAGAATTGAATTATCATACTCTTCTATTGTAGTTTCAATATTATTAACTTTTTGACCCTTAATATTCTTAACTTTAGTGATTAATCCATCACCACTAGTTCCAGTACTATCAAAATTTAAAATATCACCACATTTAAATTTTGACCCTGGAGAAATAATATCAAATCCAGTAATAGGACCAGAAGATACAGATTGTATTTCAATTTTCTGATCTACAATCTCTGGTGTTTCAACTAAAAAGTCATTATTAGCATTTTTATCAGATACTTTATAAGGGAATGTATTTCTAAGTATATCTTTACTATTAAAATCAAAAAGTGATTGATCGAATACTTCTAAATTTTCTTTCTCTGGAATAGATCTATACTTATCCCCAATGAAGTATGGAAATATTGGATCATCTGAAGAATCCACTAATGCACGATATGCATAAACACCATTAGGAAAATCTACATTTTTTTCAAATCTACCATTATGTTCGTCTAAATCACCAACAGAACTATCATAATAATAATCTTCAGTAAAGTATCCTGAAGCAAATCCTACAGGTCTATCATTAATAGTATTAATATCAAGTACATAACCAGACTGTAAACGTACAGGATTAGTTGTTGGGTTTGATGGATTTTCTTGTGGGTCTGTATATCCATATGGTCCATATATTGGATTACCATCATACGCCCATCCAATAATACCTGATGTTTTACTATCACCATCATTAAATGTATTTGTTGTATATCCACATACGGTATATTTTAACTTATTGTTATAACTTTCTACTAATAAATTTTTACCAAACTTATTAAATTGATTAATTTGTAATCCTCTAATTTTTGCATCAAATGAAGCATTTATACCAGATGAAGTAACTTTAATAACTGATGATGTTGAATAACCAATACCAGCATTTATAATTTTAGTATCAACTATTTTTAAATTTTCTATAATAGGTCTAATTTCAGCACCAGAACCACTTCCTGTAGGATCAAAAAGAGTTACATCTGGAACTGAATAATATTCTTTTCCACCATATTCAATGTTAATTGAATTTAATTTACCATTAACAACATAAGGTGTCATTGCAGCATCTTTTCCAATTTGTAAATTTACAAATGGTCTTTGCCTATCATTTAATATTGTTGATCCATATCCAGTACCACCATCATATAAATAAACCTCTTTTATGTTTCCTTTAACAGTTGGTGTTAAATCAATAGATGTAGTTCCAACACCAACAGCAACAAAATCTATAGATGCTTCAATTTTAGGATATGAAAAATGTTGATACCCATTACCTGTATTTTCAAATTGTATATAATTTTTACTTATATAATTTGAGGATATTGTTGCACCAACACCAACATCACACAATCTAAAGGAATTGTCATCAATTTTAACAATTTTATATTGATTTGTTGTTGTTAATCCAGATATTATATCACCACTTTGTCCACTAGATGGTGTATATTCTACAATCTCACCACTTTGAAAATTGTGATTTTCAAAATTAATAGTATTATTAGCAGTATTAATACCAACTGATTTTACTTTTAATAATCTATTTGTATAATTAGTACCTTCATTTAAAACTTTAACTTCTAATAATGTATTTCTTGGACCAACTTTAAATTTATGAAGTCCAACTGTATTATTTCCATTTAAATTAACAGTATTAATACCTGCAACATAATCTGCATATGTTTCATGCAATTTTATGGTTTTATTATTTGAAATATCGGGATAATATACTGCATTATTGACTAATTTTCCGTCACCACTTCCTACTCCAAGTCCAATATTTAAATTTGTATCATAAACTATAGGTTCGCCATCAATAAAGTAATGATCTTCTAAAAATACAATCTGTTCTGTTGATGTATTAATACCTCCACCATTTAAAGTCGTATTTGCATTAAATACAACTTCTCTATACCTTTCTGCTACAATAGGTTCTAGAATACATCCAGTACCATTACCACCACTTATATTAATTGAAGTTATAGTATCAATATCAAAATTCTGTGGATCAACAGATACATTTTTAATAGATCCACTAATAACAGGAGTAGCAAGTGCTGTTGTACCAGAACCAGAACTGATTAATAAATTTGGTGGATTAATTACATCATAATTACTACCATTATTCAATACAGAAACAGATTCTATAGGACCATAATAAATTTTATCAGGTGATTTATAATTACTAATTTCAACACCATTAATCAACATTCCTGTTGTACCAGTTGAAGTTGATTGTCCTATACCAGTTGAAATATCTGCTGGTAATTTAAATTTCTTTAATAATTTTTGTGGACCTATTTCTCTTGATTTTTGTGAGTAAAGAGTAAAATTATGAACACCATCACCATTTGGAGCAACTGTAAACGTAATATGTCTATCATCAACTATTCCAGAACTAGATCCATATAATTTAATTCTTTTACCATCATCACCAACTAGATTTACATAGTAAATACCATCTTCTAATCCACTTAAAGGTGATCCTTCAGACTCATAAAAAACTCTATCTCCAATTTCAAAAGGTACTTGATCTGCAAATGCAATTGTATTATATACATCATCAGATAATCCAGTAAGAAAACCAACATTATTTGAAATATCCAGAGATATTGTCTTTACTTTCTCTGTTATTTGCTCATTGTATGGATAAGAACCTTTAAATCCTGGTAATGAATTGGAAGCAACATATGCATATTCATTATCCCTTTGAATATAAACATTCTGAATATCTGCTAAAATTGTATCATTACCATAAACAATAGGTGTATTAAGACTACTTGCCTTACTAACTTTTCTTCTTAATTTATATTCTATATTTGGATTTAAACTCTGATTAAAATTTTGTAATGTGACAATGTATGTCCCATCATCAATTTCTTCCGATACAAATGGTATATTGTCACCATCTAAAGGATAAACAACTTTATTACTTTCTCTTTCTACAATTTCTACTGTATCACCATATTTTAAACTTGATCTATAAATTGGACTATCTAGAGTTAATGGAGATGTAGTAGATCCTCTTTTTATGTTATATGATGAACTGGTATTATAAATCCAAGAATTTGCAAATATTTGCTTATAAGTTTTATTTTTATTTGGATTTAATACCTTATCACCAATAGTTTTTACTGAAATTATGTCATTTTCATTAACATCTAAAGGACTAGTTTTAAAGAAACTTGATAATACTCCAGTAAATCTCAATACTACTTGTTTTGTAATATCACCATCCTCATAACCATAATAGAAATTATCAGATCTTATATTATCTGTAGCATAAATTGTAGATCCTGCACCTACCCACGTACAATTTAAAAATTGGTTTATTGATTTATCAGTATAAGAAATTGTATTAATACCAGATTTAATAGTTCCTGTAGTATTAAAACCAATAGTAGAATCTACAGAAATAACAGATGATCCAGCAGAAACGTTTTCTAATGACTTTGAATTTGGTATAACAATAAAATCACCTTGAACATCAGATATTTCATCATATCCAACAAATAAACCAACTTTATAGTATGTTCCTACACCAACTCTATTAAAAGGTTCTATTTCCGATACTGATGCGTTTATATCTTCATTAATATCACTTCTAAACAAACTTTGTCCCTTTAATTTTAAAGGATCTCCAGAAATTACTTCAGCAATAGCAATCTGTCTTCTGATATAATCTGCAGATGATGGTTTAAGTAAATTATTCTCTAAATTTATTATATCTGGAGTTGTTCCATAAAGTACATTAAATAATATTCTAAATGATTCATCAGTACCTTTTGTTTGGTAAAGAGATTTTGCTTCTTTTATAAAATTACCAACATTAAGTCCAGAATAAAAATCAGTTTCTTCTAATCCTGGAGTAAAAGTATATTTTGTCTTTTTATAAAATTCTTTTAAAAATAAAGAACTTAAATTCTGTATTTTACTATTAGATGAATGTGTTGATGTTTCAGTATCACTAAAAACAAGTTCTTCTTGATTTAACTCTTGATGATAACTGGTAATACCACTAAATCCACGAATACATCCAGTAAAACTATCAGTTGTTAATCCAGTATATGTAATAACTTCATTATCAATCTTTAATAATCCATATTGATCGGGAAATCCTTTGGTACTGGATACATTTATCGTTGTGGAGGATGTACTGATACCTGTAGAAAGAGTTGTAAATCCAACAATAACTTCTGGAATTAAATTGTCTACATCCAAGTATTGATCAAGGTTTTCGGCAATATCAACTGGTCCACCTTGATATTCTTGAGAAATATAATATTGTTTTAAAAAATCTACCGCAGTAGGACTCTCTTCCAAAATATAATTTGGAAGTTGATTGGATACAATATCTTGTATTTTAACTCTATTATCAAATCCTGTTTGTATCATACTACTCTCGTATCATTTTTCCGTTAGAATAACTTGATGTATAGAAATCTCTGGCAAATTGAACTCCAGATATCTCATCTCCCGATGCAATTACATCTCTTACCATATTTATTGAACTTTTAGAAACGTCAAATGAGAGGTATAAATCCTTTAATCCAATGACATCATTAGATTCTGGTATTGCTTGAATTTCAATAACATTATTTGGTTTATCTGTAGAAGTTATATTAACAGTAGTCAATATAATTTCACCTTTAACATAATCAACGACACCTGCAGAGGAATTTACGACTCTTGCTTCATTTTCTGATATTATCTTAACAATAGATAATGTTCCTGTTTTCATATCTGAATTTGGAACATCTGTCAAATATACAGTAGAAGATTCTCCAGAAACATTAAATCCAGTAGATTTTATATTTCTTCCTTTTGCATTTACATGGAATTGGTTACCAAAACATAATTCATATTGTGCAAATTGGTTTGCAGCAACTTGCAAATCTCTTCTAATCCTTATTTTGGTTATATTTGAGGTAATTGCTTTATCAGTATCATCAATTGTTTGTTGAGTTTTACTGTATTTGAATCTACCACCAAATTTATTCAAATTAACTGATTTTGAGTAATCTGTTAATGCATTAATAACATTAGTTCTCAATGAATCTGGTGTTGAAACAAATGAATCATTATAATAAACACTCGAATCTATTTCAACATATAATATTTTAAGATCAACCAATTTTTGGTTAATTCCAGAAACACTATATTGCTTTAATTGGGAAAGAATACGAGATTTTGAAAAATCAGAAACATAACTACCATTTTTTGGTTTGATACTTATCCTAACTGTTCCAAATTCTGGTGGTTCTAATTCTTCACCACCAACAATAGAAACAGATTCCGTATTTGGGTATATTTTTTTAATTATTGCCTCATAATCCCTTGCTGTGACTGCTCTATTTTGTGCAGAGTATATTAGGGGTGAATAGTACTTAACAGAGTCTACAGGTTCAATACCAGACCCATTATGTGCCTTTAGAATTGTTGATACAGTTATTGAATCGGATGGTATAATACTTGCCCCATTTTGATTGGCAAAACTTCCTGAAAATGAGAAACTATTACTATTACCAGCATCATTACCATCCTCACCATCAGTAATCATATAATGAACAGTAATTATATTACCATCATCAGATGATTCTGTACCTAATTTCTTACCAAAAAGACCGTCTCCAAACTTAAGTTCATATTTTTCATCCTGAATCTCTCTAATAAAGTAAATTCTTGATGTAGAATCGATATTTGTGATGTCAGATGCTAAAGAATACTTCAATCCTAGTCCACTGTCACCAGATTTTTTAACATAAACGACTATTTTTGAGGTATCAATGTTTGAATTGTCTAAAATAAATCTTTGATCGAGTGATCCGTCATATTCAAACGTTTTTGTAAGGAATGTTCCTTGATATATTTTAATATTTTCGAATTTTGCTACATTATTAACTACATTTGAACTTATTTTTTCGACAATTGAGAAAGTATATGACGTATCATTTAAATTTCCAGTACAAACTAATCCTGGTTGTAATGATGCAACAGTAACACCGTCTTGAACAGGTGCATCAAAGGATACTGTTGCCTCTGCAGCAGTTCTGGAACGTGGTGTGTACCCTATATTACCTGCCAGAGATACTACATTCTGTCTAATAGTTGCTGAATCCAAGAAAGACTCATTAACTACCATATTGGAGTTAAAGGCAGTTATATAAGTGTTGTATGCTAGAGTATCGATTAAGACAGAAAAGTTTGATCCTTCAAAGTCAAAGTCCGTAAAATTTGAATTTGCCCGAAGATAGTCTTTAATAGACGTTTTTATTTGGTCGTAATCGAGGTTTGTAAATTTAGTAAAAGGCATATTATCTGGTCGCTTCTAGTATGAATGAGTATTCTTGAGTTGGAAACTCTTGACCTATAATATCAAACATAACATTTATTTCAAATTCATTATCGTCGGGTCTAGGAAGTACCTCCAATCGTACATTATTTACTCTTGGTTCAAAATTACTTATTGAAGTCTTAATTTGGTCTTCAATAATTGATGCAGTACCAAAATCTACAAAATCAAATAGACTTTTATAAACATCAGACCCGAAAGAAGAATCAAAAAATTTTTCAGTGGGAATGGTCTCTACAATATTTCTAACTGATCTGCGAATAGCACTCTCATTTTTCAAGATTGGTAGATCTTTTGTCACAGGATGAGGCACAAAAGACAAACTAATGTCCTTAAATGCTCTTGATATCCTAGAAATGGCCATTAAAATACAGTTTTTCTTTATTTATACCTAAAATCTTAATAAAATTACTCATTAAGATTAATTTTCTCCTTTTTATTGTATTCGGGAGCCTCATCATTCATAACTTCTTGAATAATTCTCCCTTCTCCATCATATTTTGAGTCTAATTCCTTCGAATTTTCCATTTTTTCACGTAAAAAAATTATTTAGCGTAAAAAAGTGCCTCTTTCGAGACACTTCGGTTATTTTCCTTGTCCTCTGTATCTTTTTCGAGCCGAGTTACGGGACGTTGCAGAGTATTTTGAGTGTTTTCCTCTTCCTTGACGAGATTTTTTGGGTATCGACTCAATAGTCTGACCGCCCGATAAACCTGCTTTTGCTTTAGCCATTGTCCTCCAAGTAAATTTCAGTTTTTAGTTCATTTTCAGTGGGATGTCCAGTCTGATAGAATTCAATCGCATAATCTTGCATACGGTTGAAGTATTCTCCTTGTGTGAGATCGGAAAATACTTCCTCACCATTGCGTATTATTCGATATAACTCTCTAGATGACTCTGGTTTTTTCATGTCCTACTCTAACTCTTGGATCACACCAGATTTCCATACCTGCTTCCTTCGCATCAAGACAGAAAGAAACGTCCTCTCCACACATATCTTGTACTTCACCAGATTCAAAGACTTGCATCTTTGGTGCGAACCATGGATAAGTCATTTCTTTGTGCTCAAATACACCATGCTTGATTAATAACCAACCGAAACCTGCATAATCAACTGTAAATGGTTTGCGACGTTTGGATATACTTTCGATAGTTTCGTGATTCATCACTCCACCGTTACTTCGAAAATCATCCTCTTCCATCCAATGTGCTACAGAGGTAGTTTTGCCATCTTCGGTACAATACCAACCAGATGCTATATCTTTATCCATAAGAACAAGTTGCCAGAACTTCTCTGTATTGAATACTATATCACTATCAATCCATAATTGATAATCATACTTAAGCTTGCCATCCCACGGTAACTGGTCTGGTCCTCTTAAGACGTTTGCTCCAAGACACTTGCATCTTGCAAAGTTTACCATGGAGGAATAGTCTTGAGATATTTGGATACTTGCACCACTCTGTACCAAATCAAAGCATAATTGAACGAAACTCTTCAAGTATTGATAAGAAACTCCTCTTCCAGGTAAACAGAATACGACTGCCTTACCTTTAATTATTTCTTTTGCCTTCTCATAATCCCATTCAGGTTCTTTCGAAGAGGCTTTAGGTGCATTAGCTTTAACTGTAAATCCTTTTGCCATAACGTTGTGTAATTACTTCAATATCATACAGTATATATTGTTAATTGTCAATACGATGCCTCTGCCAATTCCTTTGCTTCTATCTGGTTTTCCGTAATCTCTGAATATGTTAAGTCTTCTTTAAAATATGATTTGTATATCCTTCCCCAAATTACCTTAAACTCCGCTTCATTAAGATCTTTGAACAAACACTCTTCCTTTAAGTAAATGTGATATGTTTTATTCATGTTCAGTAATAATGATCTCATTACTATCTATATTCCATTTAAGTACCAAATCTTCGTACCAACCGAATTCGTTTATTATTTCTTCTGGTATTACTATATGATACTTATCCGTTACTGGATCAATCTCTATGGTGCTAAAAATATCATCGAAATTTTTTTTCATGTAAGCGAACCCTGTGGTCGTTTTTATATAGGGAAAAATATTTTTATATGAAATTGAGATATACCTAGCTTTCGTAACACTTTATAGCTTATCGGTACCTATCGATTTTAAACAACAACCCCCGTTAAACGGGGGCAACTGTTGTATTCACGCACGAATGAGTTGTTTATACTTTAACCTCTGCTTTTACATTGATTTGTGTAAACAATTCAATCGCTTTTAATGCCTTTTGATATGTATTAAAAGACATATATCTGTATTTTAAATCATCAGGAAAGGAATACATGATTGTAGTGTTCATTGTTAATTAAGGGGAGAAGAGTTTGTGTTAGTTTCGGTGAGAAATTCCATCATAAAGTAATCACATGTGATTTCTAATTGTGATGCATACTTCTCAATTTCCTGATACATTTCAGGTGTGTATGTTAACATTTTATCACGCATAATCTGTCTCTCCATTAATATAACTTTCTACATCAAATTTGTCTTCCTGTTGTAACTCTGGAATGTCAAAGATTTCGCCTGGAGTATTCATTAACTCCAGGAGGATTTCGTCTTCATACATGATAATTAAGAGGGGGTAATTGGATAAGGGTTGTTGACACTAACTGTAAGACAATTCTGCCGTGTCATGTAATACAATTCCATCAAAGAAATCGGTTGTTTTTTGTCTAAAACTAACAAACCAATTGAAGTTTCTTTGATATACACTTGCCCCGTATTTTACCTCATGCAAAATTGCATTTAGTCTTGATTTTGTCGTCACTGTTTCATATCCACAGGATGACAATAACACACCTTTAGTGTTATAATCATACGTTGCAATTTGATGCCCATGTAGATAAATTTGTGCACATTTTGTCAAGTCGTTATAAGAAACTTGGGTGTTTGCTTGACACCAATCTTTCCTATTACGAATTGCTTCACACATTTTTGCTTCAATTTTACGCATGTAAGTAAAAAGAAATAGAGGTGAAAAGTGGGTGAGGTAACAGATGTCTGACTTATGCTAACTTGTTTACCAAGTCTAATTAAAGTCTCAGGGATGTCAACCTCTCTCCCACCTTTATAATATACATGATTCTGAGTGTATATGGGAATGTGTTGTGACACTTTGTCAACTGGTTTGCTGCGAACTGCGGAGATCGCAGGGCATAAAAAAATCCCCCGTGAGGGGGATAATTGATTAAGTGGTTTGAAGTGACTTCACTAACTGTCTGTAATATGGTAGAATATTATTAACAAATCCTCTGATGTCTTTCACCAATTCCTGCATCTCATAATGATGAATATTCCAACGGTTAGAAATGTCACGTTGGTAGTCTCTCATTTGGATTAGAGGGGCATTTGGTTTCACTAATTCAGTTGATTTGTTGACAACTTTACCAGATTCGAAAGTAGTTACTGTTACTTTCTTTGTCTCAATCTTTGGAGTTGTTGTAACTTTAGGAGAAGGAGTTGCCTTCTTTGTTGTTACTTTAGCAACTGATTTTGCTGCTGTTGTTGTAGTCTTACGTGTGCGTCTTTTGCGTGGGGTTGTTGCCTTTGCAGGTGTCGCAGTTGTTGACTTAACAGGCATAAAATTCATTCATTCATTTGACTCTCTTAATATACACGGTTTTTGGTTGCAGTGGAAGAAATGTGTGCCACTTTATAAATTGGTCGTCAGATCTCCGCCGTTCGCAGGTCGCAGCATCCAATTATCAAACTGTCACAGTGTTTTACCATACGTGGTTAAAATCCTTTATATTATTAATAACACCGGAGTCTTTCTTATGCTTTATGAAATCATTTCAGACAATGTGGATTTCATGTTTACCGATGTTGAAGAGATAGGCACGGGTGATATTTCCATTTGTGTCAATCGCATCATTAAAGAATATGCTCCCTTCACTGAAGACTATGCCTCAACCCCAACCAGGCAAGTCATCCGGAGAATGGTTAACAATTGCCTGGCAACGTTGAAGGATTTGCATCACACCCAAGTTTGGGAGGATATGGCAAGGCAAACCTGTGAATTTACTGCCTCTCCCCCTTTTTAGGGGGTTGAGATCGCAGCCGCTAAACCAATTAAGAAAGTGGCACACTAAACCCCCAAAGTGGGGGTTTTTATGTGTATAATAATATTATGTTTAATCCAAATACCACTTTTAATCCTGCGTTTCCTTACGCAGTCGTGTGTGCATCTGCTCCGCATGAGAATACAGTTTTTAAAACCCTTGACGAATGTTGGGGTTTATGCCTTGACTTATCCGAAGAATACGGGCATTCCGAAGTTTGGTATGGAAAATGCCTTATGGGTGAATATAGAAACGGGCAGTGATGCCCCGTACTCACCCGTACTCAAGATCTCAGCCGCGAAACCAGTTGAGAAACTGTCACACACTTTTTCCATTCGTGGTTAAAATCGTTTATATTTAAAGAGTTAACAAAGGATTTGCATTATGAATGGGTGGAAAAATTATGAAACCTGGAATGTATCCCTTTGGATTCAAAACACGGAATGCCTTTACAGATTGGCATTAGAGTGTGCAGGATTTCAAGAATGGAAAAATGTCATGCATAACGATGTTGGAAGTTTCTTTACTGACGACGGGGTTGCCTGGGATGATGCTGATTATTCCGAAGTGCAATCAATGTTTAATGAAATGAAAGCAACAACTGACTTGCATCATTGGAGATTGGCATTACAGTAAAATGAAACCCCCAACACGGGGGTTTTTTAATGCCTCAGACCGGCGGAGATCGCAGAGATCGCAGGTAGTACAAAAATACTCTTCACATAAGGAAGAGTATTAATGTAAACTATTGAGTGTAATTACCCAAGAATCTTATCACTTAAGGAGTCATAATCCTCTGGAATAATGTTATCAGGTAAACCCAAATCGTTGAAGTATTTGATAATTTCAACGAATGCAGTTTCCTCTGCTTCAGTGATACTTAATGTGCGTAATGTTTCAGGCATGATGATAATTAATGAAATGAATTGGAATAGGTTGTTATTAACGAGGCACGAAATCTTTCAGTGTGTCACTGTTAATAAATTGGGGTGGCATATACTCACTAATTAACTCCCAATCAGGTGAAAGTTTCATACGTTGAATATCATTTTCAAACGTAGATTTGCTCACTAATTGTTTGCTATAAGTCTTAAATCCACCTGCCATAAACTCAACAACTTTGAAGATTACGTTGTCTCGTATAAAGTTATCCCAACCTTTTACGGGATAATAGTTAACAATTGTGTCTCCACTAATTGTATCCTTACGAAGAAATTCCATAATGAAAGTAATAACGAAAAGTGAAAGAATTGTTTCCATGTTGTTAATATAACATGAAATTTCAACGAATGGAAAAATCATATGACAGTTTCTAAAGTGTCAACCTTCTGTTGCTTAAGTGTTATTAATCTAGAGATAATATCAAATAGAATATTGTAATTAACTCCCTCCCAATCATCCCACTCTGATACATAACCATCACAGTCAAAATCAACTGTCATGTCAACATTTAGTGGGGCATATTTCAAATCATTTGTTACATCTTCCAACCAAAATCCCATCGCAAAGTATTCAGATTTAACTACAATTGGGTTGTTAGATGTCATAAACTGTTTTTGGTAATTGTTTACAAATACTCGACTGATTTCGAGTATGTGTATAATATAACATGAAAATACGAAAAATAGGAATATACTATGCCACTTTAATCTCTGGCACAATATATTCCTTAGTGAAAATATTAGTATGGTAATGTATAAACAATTAAACCAAATTGCAACGAATAGATTACATCAAGTTCCACACGGATTGATGCACTATTTGTTATCTGGTTGCTTGCATTTTTTGTGAGTTTATGATAAACTAGAGGTATGCATTATCAATCATTTTATGCATAATGTATGTACGCTAGTTGTGAATAATCGCAAGAATCTCTCGCGTATTCTTCATCTAGGTCATATGTATTTTGTATATCGTATGCATAATTCTCGTCCAGATCGTGGGCGGAATACTCGTAGTCAAAAACAGATGGATAATCGTTCATGAATCTAGTAGGAGAATTGATGAATGTATAATGATTATAACAAAATCTCGACGAGATGTCAAGTATTGTTATTATGATATAATGATATAAAGAAATCTCGTAGCGAAATCTCGTAGTGTATATGGTACGAAATCTCGTAGTAAAATCTCGTAGTCAGTAGTATATATGAACTTATTTATAAAATTGTAAGGATCTCGTAACAAAATAAAAATCCTGATACTTGACAAATTGCGATCCTCATGGTATGCTCGCAAAGGTTACAATTAATATCACCATTTAAAATACACTAAAAAACATAAGATTTGATACTCAAAGATACACAAGGATACTATCCAAATAATAAACCATTACCGTTTTCCACAGTATTAGATATATAATACACAACTATATTTTCTAATGGGTTATATCTATTCTATTACCAATAACATCAACAAGTTCAGATTCATTGGTATCACTACAAAGTCCAATCCTTACGATGAATGGAAAAAATATAATCAAATTAAAGAATTAAATGATACTCCACTGTTAAAGGCAATTAATAGATATGGGTATCATTTCTTTAAATTCAGAGTATTAGAAGAATGTAATAATGACATAATAAATGATAAGAAAGAAGAGTGGATTAATAAGTTAGGTACACACAAGGAATACAATACAATATCAAATAATGTAACAATACAAAAGGAAAGTAAACCATTAATAAAGAAAACAAGAAAGAGAAGTATTAATAAAGAAAGAAAGATATATGGTTATCATACTATTACTCATGAATATAAGGAATGGAATAGTCAAGCAGATTGTGCTGAAGATATTGAAAAGAATAGAAAGAAAAATGCTAACATTAACTTATCATTAAACAGTCCACATACTAATAAGATAGCATGTAAGAATTGGTGGTTATTTCGTATAAGTGATGGGAGAAAGATACCACTTAAAAATATAAAAACAGCACCTAAAAATAGGGGCAGTTCATACTATAGTAATATGGGTAAAATATCTGCTGAAAAATGTAAACGTAGAGTCATGGCAAAAGAAAAAGGTTTATCAGATAAGGTATTATATTTTAATTCAATTAGTGAGGCATCATTTTATATTAAAGGTGATTATACTGCTGTACCATCTATCATTAAAAATATACAGGAGAATAAACCATGGTGTCATGCATGGGGATACAAATGGTCTTATTATTGAATATCCTGATACCTATGCCTTTGGGATTTATACATTGATGCACTATCTTCATTACCATGTACATCATCATATTGTGAATAGTGTTGACACTCTTGTTGACTTCTTCTCTTTATAAATTTTAATTCGTGCCATTGTTCCCTATTACACAATAATAATGTATGAATCATTTTGTGCTTCATTGGTTTACCACTGGTATAAACACATTCAGTTTTTGGTTTAACACTTGTCTCAATCGTAATATATTGGGATACGGGATTCCATCCATCCTTTATTCTCTTTTCATTATCAACTGGATCTCCTTTAAAATAAACCCATCCTTCATCTATATC